TAGATGCAGGTGCTAATTTAGAGGAATCATATGCCTGTCCTAATTGCGGTGCTGAAGGGCCACCTGATATTTCATTATCAGTAGAAAAGCTACCACAAATAGTTGGATGGGATGAATCCGCAAAAACTTCAATTTGTCAGGATTTATTTTCAGGTTTACAGGTAAAAGTTTCTGCATATGCTACAAAACAAGAGGAATGTGGATATTTATTACTAGAATTTGCTCAATCTCAAGCAATGTTGCGGAATATTTTCCAAGACAAGGCTAAAAGTATCAAAGCTAAGCGTTATGATACCGCTTGGGAGAGTTTTTCTAAATATCCTGCATCATATCTAGGTGATGTACCTGAAAATGTATGCAATGTTTCCTGTTTATGGCTTAGACCTTGGCAATTTTGGGAAATTGGAAATGATGATGAATCAATTGAAATTGTAAAACAACTAAAGGAGAAATATCCTGCTGGTTGTTATGCAATTTTCATTGATGACGATTTCATGGAAGCCTATCCAGAGGATATGGATGAACATTGGACTATTAGTAAGAATCCAATGGGTCGTTTTATATACTCTAGACCATTAGGTGAGAATCTTTCAACAGTTCAGGATATTCGTGCTGAGTTAGTAGAGTTAGAATTACAGACAGTTGAGCATGGTATACCAGAAACTTTTGCTGATCCTAAAGTACTAAATTTTGAAAAGTATGGTCAGCAACGTGCAAAGCCGGGAATGGTAACTCAGGCTACTGCTAAACCTGGTAAATCATTACAAGATGGATTTTTTACTACTAAGACGGCAATTCTATCACAAGAGGTTGATCCTATTAGACAACATATTGATCAAGATGCACAATTTGTTGTAGGTTCATTTCCATCAGTATATGGCGGTCCTGCTGTAGGTGGTAGTAAAACCGCATCTGAATATTCTCAATCTCGTGCCGTAGCTTTGCAGAGATTAGGAACTATTTGGAAATTAATTAGTCATTTTTGGAGTGCATTTCAATCACGATCAGCAGTTGAATATGCACAGGTGATTAAAGATTCGCAACAGGATGAGAATTTTACTAAAAAAGTTGGAGATAATAGCTTTATTAATGTATGGATTCGCTCTATTGATTTAACAGGTAATGTTGGCAGAGTAGAACCTGAATCTAGTGAACAATTACCGCAATCATGGGCACAAAAGAAAGATACTCTCATGCAGCTTATTCAAACAGGTATTCCAGAAATTACGATGGCATTATTACATCCACGTAATACTGGAATTATGAAGGAAGCTGTTGCATTACCTGATCTTTATATTCCTGGTGAGGAAGATAGAACTAGACAATGGAGAGAATTTAGTATTCTATCTCAGGGTATTCCAGTTCCTACACAACCATTGGTTGATAATGATTCAATTCATGCAGAAATCCTGCGTAGCATATTAGAGGGGCCACAAGGAGAAGCATTATCTGAGGAAGGTCGTAATGCTTGCATGATGCATTTGCAGGAACACATGATGAATGAATCAATGCTTAATCCTCCTCAGGAAAATAATCAACCAGGAGATAAGAAAAATGAAAAAACTAGCAATCCTCAGCCTAGTACTGCTCAGTAGTATAACATTAGGTGCGCAAGATCCTATTGTAAAGAATTCTCCGTGGAGTAATAGTATTACTCTAGGCGCGGCTGATACTACTAAAACTTTACAGGCAGGAATTTCTGGTAAAACTTTATTTGTTACTTATGTTTCTTGCATGAGTTTAGTTGCCGCGGCTCAAACTATTGATATTGAAGCTACCGGCGGAACAATTGATGTAATGAAAATGGCAGTATCAATGACTGTTAATACACAGTTAACAGTTTCAATGACTCAAGGATTATCATTAGGTCCCGGAAATTCATTATTGATTACTCCAGCCGCAGCAGGACCATCAATATTTTGTATTGCTGAAGGTTACTCAAGGAATAATTAAATGGCTAATTCAGTAACAAATAAGTTAAAGTTTCGCCTGTTAAGTGGGGCAGTAAATCTTGATACGGCAGATTTACGTCTATTGTTACTTAAGAGTTCTACACCTACACCTGATACAAATACCGTATCTGATTTAACACCAGGTACAAATGAGTTAACAGTAGGTGGATATGCTAGACAGGCATTAGCTAATACTACAGTTACAGAAGATGATACAAATGACTTTGCGTATCTAGATGCTGATGATGTAGTATTTACTAGCTTAGTAACCGGCGAAACTATTACGTGGGCTGAATTATTCGAATTCATTACTAATGATGCAGGTTCATTTGTATATGGTAATTATGATGTAACTGATACTCCTACGAATGGTGGTAACATTACTATTCAATGGAATACACCTGCAAACGGTGGTGTTATAAAGGCTGCTTAATATGTATCTTATTGATTTAATTAAAGCAAAAGTTGGTTATAGAACAGGTATTGTTCGGCCTGTTCAACTAACTGATACAAATACTGGTAAACCTAGATTTATGAAAGAGTGGATATGTGCTTGTGGTGCAACACTCAGAATCTTTGCTGATAAAGATAGAGGTGAAGGTCCATCAAATTTTGAGGGCGTTCATACTGCTAAATCAGTAGAAAAATACAATATACATCCGCGGTATATTGGTCACTCAATAGTTTCATCTGGTTTATTAAATTGGGCTGGACTGGCTGAGGAAAGAGGTTGGAAAGTTGAACCACTTGTAGAATGTCCAGCGTGTCAAAAAAATATGACTGTTAATGAATTTAAGGAAGCTAGACGTAAAGGTGTGATATGAAACTACCAATTGTTGGTTTGCCATTTGAAGCTATTGAATGCATGGTATTTGCAGTAATTAAATGCAAATGTGATTCAAATAATAGAGCAATGACTATTCGTGGTATTGATCAACAAGTTTATTGCTTGAAATGTAATAAGGTTTATGCAATTACTCGAATTTCATATGATGCTAAATTAGGTATTCCAAGTTTTGAAGTTGATGTTACACACGTAACTACACTAGGTGAAAAGGTTGGAGTGTAATGCGACAAACTTGGCGGCAAGCCATTGCATATTCTGTAGCTGATGGCACAGCAATTGCTAACAGTACTACAGAAACATTAATTTTTAGTCCCGCACCAACTATTCCTGCTGATACGTTAGCAGATGGTAAAATTATTTCTGGTAGATGTTTTGGTAAATATTCTACTACAGCTACTCCAACTCTTAGATTTCGACTAAGATATGGAACCGCAACTGGTGGAGTATTACTTGCAGATACCGGAACTGTTACACTAACTACAATTACTAATGCCATTTTCTTTGTTGAATTTTGGCTAACAGTTAGAAGTAATGGTAGTGCAGGAACTTTAGAAGCATTTATTATTGCATCTTTAGGTTCTGGATTAGCTCCATCAGTAGGTTCTGCAACAAATGCATCTGCTGATGTAATTGGTGGTAGTGCTGGTGTAACTGCTCCTGCTGTATCTGGTGCGTGTGATTTTACCACAGCTACAGCATTAAGTTTAACAGCTACATGGAGCGCAGCATCAGCTAGTAATACATTGACAGGTAATAATCTTTACATGTTCGATGAGAACTAAATATGGCATTTACACCTGAACAAGAAGCATTTCTAATTGAATTTGCTGATAGAGAGTTGAAATTAAAACAGCAAATTGTAATTAATAGAGAAGCAGAAGAATTGGAAAGAGTTAAAGCTGCTGCTAGAGACAAATTTGTTGAATCTTTAATTGCTCTTAAAAATGGTGAACTTGAAGCCGCTATTGCCGCTTATGACGCAGAGAATAAGTAATGCCTGCAAGTCCTGGAATTATTAGTTATGCAGAAACTGTATTTAATACTACTACTACTCCAAAAACTACAGTTATTTCATGGAATGCAGGTGATATTGTAATATATGTTGCTGGATGTGAAAACAATCTTACATTACCAGTGCCAACAGGTACGGGTATTACATTTGTTTCACAAAAAACTAATGGCGCTGCCGGTTCATGTGCTACACAATTAGCAGCAGCAGCTCCTACAGCAACAGGTAGTTCAGTAACTATATCAGGAACACTTACTGGTGGTTCTCTTAGTTGGGGATATGGTATATTCGTAGTTAGAGGTGCATGTAGATTTGGAACTAGTGTAGAACAGCATACAGCTACTAAAACTGTATCATTAACACCGGAATCAGCAAACAGCACAATTATTTGGGGATGTTTTGATTTTGAAGCCGCGGGTGCGGTAACTCCTAATCCTACAGTACCTGAGGTAATAACTAGACATAGTGAAGATGTTGGAACTAGTTATTCAATTGGTATATTTAGTATGTTAAATCAAACATCTAAGGCTGCTGTGGGTTACGGTGGTGTATTTGGTGGTAGTACAGGACCATATAGTTTAGTAGCTATAGAACTTGTACCTGGTGGAACTACAATGCGTAGTATAGGACGTAGATTAAGACCGGCACCATTTAAGCCAGGTACACCAAAAGTTTTTAATAGATTTTAATGGGTTTCTTACAGTTACGCGGTAAAAATAATCCAAATATATTTACTGCTGTCAGTACTGATCAAATATTAAGTGCTGGTAGTAATCAAGTAGATATAACCGCGCCAAGTGTAACGGTTGTAGCTGGTAATAGTGATATAGCAGGTAATGGAAATACTGTTACAATTACTGTACCTACTGCAACATTACAAGCAGCAATAACTTTAGGAGCGGGAAATCAAACTGTAACCATAACAAATCCAGATGTTACATTAATTGCTGGGAATAGCAATGTAGCTGCTGGAGCTAATACAGTAACGATAACCGCTCCTGATGCAACTATTATTTCAACGGGTGGTGGTGGACAAACAATAAATGCTGGTGATCAAGTAGTTACAGTAACTAATCCAGATGTAACATTATTACCTGGAAATTCAAGTGTAACTGCAGGTCAAGCATTAGTAACAATTAATAATCCAGTAGCTACTATACAGGCAGATACAACATTATTAGCTGGTGGACAAACAGTAAATCTTACAGCACCTAATACAAGCTTAGCATTAGATACATTATTACCAGCAGGTAATCAAATCATAGTAATTAGTGCTCCAACAGCAACAATATTAGGTGGTGGCGCTCCTGTTGGTGGTTTTTGGAATGGATTAACTGGTAATAGTGGAATGAGTGGCGGTGGTGATATAGAGGAATTAGAATGTTAACTAGGATGTTTGGCGGTGGATTAATTAGAGAGGATGAACCACAGGAAGCAGTTCATTTTCCTGTTGTAAGTACATTATGTTCTATTACAATTACCGCATCACAACGTTCTACATGGTTAACTAAAGTTACATGGTCATATGATGCAGATCCTGCTGCAGGCAGTTTATTAACAGTAGAAGATGGTGTGGGAAATTTTAAGCGTAAATGGGCAGTTACTAAAGGTGGACCTGGTGGATTAACACTATTAAGATGTAAAGGTACACCTAATACAGATATGATAGTTAAATTATCAGCTAGCGCAGGAGTTATTGGAACATTAATGGTTGAATATATTAGGAGAAGTTAAATGACATTCCCAGTTGAAGGTAGAACTGAACGACAAATTTTTGATGCGGTTGATGATGTTACGAAAGATAAAAATGATAAATCAGGAGATACTAAAGACGAGAAAGAAGATACAGAAACTCCTGAAGATGCAGAGGAAACTCCAGAAGATAATGAAGAAAAAGATGATGAGGACTCAGATGAGCCTCCTCAACCTAAAGATGAAGAAAATGAAGATGAGGAAGGTACGGAAAACCTTGAAGAAACCGATGAAGTTTATGCAAGAATAAAAAAGGTTTCTCCTGAATTATTTAAGAAGGTTCCTGAATTAAAGCAAATTATTTTTCGTGAGCAGGAATATACTAATGTATTTCCTACAGTTAAAGAAGCTAAAGAGGCTTTAGATACTCTTCAGACTTTTCAGGAATTTAATGAAGATATTGGTAATGGCAATTCTGCTAAACTAATTGGTGCATTAGAAACTGTTGGTAAAGATGCATTAAATAGCTTTTTGGCCAATTTTTTACCCACAGTTCAAAAACATTCAAAAGATCTCTATTTGCAGGTAGTTTATCCTGAGATTAAAAAGGCTCTAAAAGCTGCAATCAAGAGTGGTGATGAACGATTAGAGGTATCTGCTAAAAATCTTCACTGGTTTATTTTTGGCGACCATGATATTGATGGAAAGGTAGGTTTAGAGCCAAAAGAAAAAGATGGTCGCGAATCTGAATTAGAGGAACGTGAACGTAAGTTTGAGGAAAAGCAATTTACCTCATTTGCTAAGGATGTTGCTGTAACAGGTAAATCTAGAGTTGAAAGAGTTATTAGTCGTGCATTTGAGGAATCAGGTTTAAGTTCCTTAATGCAGAAAAAGCTAGTTGAAGAAATCTTTACTAGAGTTGATGAAATTATTAGTAAAGATGTAAGATTCCAGGGTAATAACAATAATCTCTGGAAACAGGCGAAAAATAATGGCTTTACCAGTAATTGGAAAGACAGTATTATAAACGCGTATCTGTCACGCGCCAAACTGCTAATCCCAAAAGTTCGCCAACAAGTCTTAGCAGAAGCTAAATTAGATGCTAAGATTAAGTCAGAAAGTGAAGAAGGTAGAGAAAAGAAACGTATCCCAACTACTAGTACATCTCAGAGGAATTTTACAGGTGGAAAAATTGATAAATCTAAGGTTGATTGGGATAAAACCTCTGAGAGAGATATTTGGGATGGTAAGGTAACTTATAAGTCGTAAGGAGTCATTATACAATGCCAGCATTTAATGAAGCTCAAGTATTGCAGGCAGAAATGGAAAAGGTTCTGCCAGCAGTCGAGGTCACATATGATCTCGATGATACATTTTATGGCAGTATTGAAAAGGAGAAAAGTGTACAGCGTATCTCAGGTAGAGATATGCGTATTCCACTTAAGTTAAGGCCCGGTGGTTATTTCGGGCATTTTAACCCTGATGGTGGAGATTTAGGACGTGGTGGTGGGCCAACCTATGATAAGGCTGTAATCAATACAGTTAATCTTAGGTTTGCTTGTGAGTGGACTCGTAAAGCAGAATGGGGAACTGATGATGCACGTAAGGCTGTAGTTGATGCCTTCAAAGACATCATGTCCTCAGCAATGCCAGAATTTCGTCGTAATTCTGATGCATTGTGTATGACTGCTGGTACGGGTATTTTAGGTACAGTATCTACATTTTCTAGTGCTGCTGGTGTTGATACTGTTAACCTTGCTACCGACGGTTTTGGTGCAATGCTGTTACGGTTTGGGTTGAAGGTAAATATTTATGATTCAACTCTTGCTACACAGCGTACTGCTGCATTAGAACCTGAAATCACCTTTTTTGATTTAGCAAATAAGCAGATTAAATTGACTCCTGCTACTGCTGGATTATCAAACGGTGATCTTATTGTTGTATCTGGTGTTTCCGGTGCTAACCCTGTTAGCTTATTTGGAGTGCCATATCATAACAATAGCGCATCTACTGGTACATGGTTAGGATTAGATCGTGCATTAAATCCTGAAATCCGTGCATCACGTGTAAATGCTGCTGGTGCATTAGCTACTGCTCATCCACGATTAGCAATGAATAGATTGCTTGATCGTTTAGGTAAAAAGGGCAAAAAGATGAAGCTGCGTGCAGTTATGCATCCAGCACAGTCTGATGCTTATGAACAGTTAGGCCAGCTTGTTACCGTAGTCAATAAGACTACTAAAGATGATGGTCTGAATTTGTATTATGGTGATAATCAGCAAATGGCTGGAGCACCTGTAGACACTAATATTCACTGGGATAAATTCCGCATCGATTTTATCACCAATGAAATGTGGGGTCGTGCAGAATTACATGCACCTGGATTCTATAAGAATGGAGAAGGTCGAAAGATTTTTGAAATTCGTGGACCATCCGGTGGTGTTGCAACGGCTGATGTATTCTACATTGTAGCTTCATGGAATCTTTTCATGAAAAATCCTGCTGCAGGTGCATACATTGATGGTTTAACTACGCCATCTGGTTACTAATTCAATTTAGAGAAAGGAGATAAACAAATGCCGTTACTTACAGAACTTGAACGTAACCTAGTCAGTGCATGGGGTAATGCTAGTAATAACTTAACTAACCCCAATACACAGGCATCCGCAGCAGGTACAAATACTTTTACGTATCCTGTTACTGTTGTCAGTGGTACTCAGGCTATGGTTAATATTACGGTACCCTATCCTAGTTTTCAGGGTAGGATTACATTGTTACCCACAGCTATTTTCACATGGACTGCCGCTGGTAATATTGCATTAGCTGGTTCAGCAGTTGTAGGTAAAGCTCTTGACTTTATTTACAATCCTGTAACTGGTAAGTGGTATCCATCGTACATTGCATAGTTAGTTAATAGGTAGGTCAGTCATGATTACTAAAGAGGCTTGTAACGAAAGATTACTTGAACAATTTGGTCGTCACTTATCGACTGACCTACCTAGATTTCGTGTAGTTTGGGCACCAGATGAATTAGAGAAACGTACAACTGAATTAACAGATGCAGGTTTGTACGTTGAAGGTTTTAAGCAAATTCGTGAAATGCCTAAATACCGTTGGTTAGGTGATCAATGGGTAGTAGAACGACTCCATGCTAATTATCACAAGGATGTATTTGAAGGTAATTACGTGTATGAGTGTTTAGTGGCATTTCCTGAAGGTTTACCGCTTAAGTGGGAACCTGTTGAATTTGCATGTAGAAAAGCACTAAGTATTATTCCAAATGATGATAGTGTTCAGCCTAAAACTCAGAAAGAGGCTGAATATATAGATAATGAGAAAAAAGAAAAAGAGAAAGCTGCATTTCGAAATATGATGGATAGTACTAAGTTAGGCAGTTCGTTATCTGATAAAAATGCTCAGTCGTATGCTAATAATAAAGGAATAGATTATAGACCGTCACACCAAAAAGCTAAGGAGATAGTAAATGGCTGCTAGTACACTTGTTTCTACGTTACCTTTTGGATTGAGAGAATATAAGCCGGGATTATTTCCATCAATTTATGAAATTCCTCCGGCACCTAGAGGAGATATTTCTGTAATTACTATTCATGATGGATTTCATCTGGTCACAATTCCATTATCTGATGAAAAGGCACCACCTTTAAGATTAACAGATACATCAGAAAAAATTTGTGAAGGCTTAATTCGTGATTATGTTGCATCTGCTGTTTTCACTAGTATGGGAGTACGTGAAAATGGTGCGGCCGCCGTTCCCGGTTTTTTCTGGAAAAATGGTGAATGGACAGTTGATGAAGTTAAGAAAAAGTTTGTTGCTGAGGTAGCAAAAGCTAAGAAAGAAACTGCTAATTGGTTTGAATTGGTAGTTAAAGTTGCTGATGATGATTGGCAGGCTAATCGTCAGTATAAGATGATTACTGAAATTCAACGTGCTGGATGTGCATATTTGGGATTAAAACGAGAATGGAATTTCAACGTTCTCGAAAATATGTCTCTACCGTTATGTTGGTCATGTAAGATGCAGGTACACCCTGAAGCTATTATTTGTTCAGGATGTAAAGCAATTCTCAATAAGACGGAATATGAAAAGCGTAAGACTGAATTCGCAGCAACTGCATAAAGGAGAGTATCATGACTGTACATCACATTGCTGGTAAAAGTGTAAATTTAAGTGTTGAAGATGAAAAGAAATACAAGGAATTGCTTAAGAATCTAGAAGATATTCTAGATGGTAGACTACGTAGTGAAATTCCTACTAATGATCCATATTTTGAAGCTGAACGAGCATTACAGCAGTTTATTGCTGAACGATAATGGGTGGAACTGATATAGGTCCATTACCAGCAGATGGTAGTTTCCCTAACGGTATTACATATACTGGACCAGATACTACCATTCCTGCAAGTAATGCCGGAACTGATAATGATCTTTGTGAACTATTAGATCCATCTATCAATGATAATGCCATCTTATCTGCTGATGGTGATGTATTATTGAGTGCAGATGGTGATCAAATTCTGTATACATAATCATGGGTGCATATAAAGCTTTCAATGTAATGGATGATGCGGCTGCTTGTATGAATGATTCTATTAAGTCATTCTATACATATGCAGTTCAATTACCATACCTTAATATGGCTTACCGTGATTTAGATATGGAATTGCAACTCAGTGAAATTCCTATCACGTTAATTGATGAAGCAGTAATTTCTGTCTCAGCTAATGCAACTGAATTAACATTACCTACAAGTTTCTTTTTACCTATCAAATTACAGGAAAAGGGGGCTAGTGATACTGAATATGTTGATATGGTAGAACGTAGATTTGTAGATGATGAAACAATTCAAAAGAGTACTACATTACGTTACTGGGATTTTCGTCATAATTGTATTAATTTTATTGGTTCAACAGCTCCGAGAACCGTAAAGTTATATTATTGGCGTACATTTCCAGAATTTGTTGACCAGAATAGTGATGCATTAGTTAATGGTGGTAGGAACTTTCTTGCATTTAGAACTGCATTGTTATGTGCCCAATTTATTGCAGGTGGCCCAGCTAGAGATAGGATAGTATATCTCAGACAGGAGGTTGAGGATGCTAGATATAAGTTAATAGCATCGTATGTTAAAGCAAATCAGGGTAATAGTGTCAGACGTAAACCTTTCCGAATACTGGTTCGTTAGAACTGCGCGGAATCAGGCGTGGTAGGAGGAAATCATGATTAGTTGGTTAATGGAATTAAAATTAAGACTTAATAGTGATGTACGTTGGCTTAGAAGTAGTACTACACCTACTAACGGAACATCTGGTACGGGTGCGGGTGATGCGGGTAAAGGTTCATTATGTACCGCATTGGATACTGGTAAGCTGTATGTAAATAACGGTACTAAAGCATCACCATCTTGGGGTATTGTTACCAGTGCCTAAACAACAGCCTGGAACGTATACTAGCTTTAAGGGATTATGGGCAAGGGGGAGTAGAGATACTACTCCTCCCGACCATTTTTATGATTGCTTAAATCTTGAATTCCTTAAAGGAGTTAATACAAGACAGGAAACTAGTCAATATAATGCCACTACAAATATTGTTAGAATGGCATTGTATAAACCTAATCCACCGTTTTCAGGAAATAATGTTCCCAGAATTATAGCATTGAGATCAAATGGTGACTTAATAGATTTACTATTAGGTACCACTATTTATTCAAATGCTAGCATGACGGATTTTGGATTTGTTAACTTTTTTGGTAGATGTTATATTTCTCCATCTAATGGCGTAACAGGATTAAATGGAGTCAATGTAAAAGTTTATGAAGGCTCTGGTGTAGTTAGAGATGCATGTGGAACCGGACCTACATTAGCATTATCTGCAGTATCTAGTGGTGCTGGTAAAATTGGTGTTGGTACTACCCTATTTAGTTATGCGTGGGAAACATCATCAGGATTCATTACTAAACCTGCACCATTTACTGGAGTAGATACATTTGGTACGGCTAACGTTGCATTATCTAGTATAGCTGTCGGCCCCGCTGGAACCGTAGCACGTTGGGTCATAGCTACTAAGATATTTCCGTTAGCTACCATTCCTCCTGCAGAATATGCATCACGAGCATTAGTTTCACCGATATTTTTTGTAACTCGTATAGCAGATAATACTACGACTACATATAATGCTAGCTTTTATGATGAGGAATTAGTTGATGAGGCAAGTTATCTTTTCAATGAGATGACTGCTATTCCATCAGGTGTTAATCTATTAGACTATAATAGTAGATTAGTATCATTTGGTGAATTTTCTAATCCATCATTAGTCAGAATTTCTGCGCAGGGTGATCCTGAACAAATATCATCCACAGGTGGATTTTTAATTACTGATCCTACAGATTCTACTGGCGTTAAAAACGGTATTGAATTTCGTGGCTCATTATATTTATTCAAGCAAGATCGCGGCATTATTGCAGATGATAATGATGATGACCCAACATCATGGAAGATAATTAACTTTGAAAAATCACAAGGTTCTGATGTTCATGGAGTAGCTACTATATTAGATGCTAAAGGTGCATCATCTGAGGGTTTTATTGCAGCTAGTAAAGGTGCCTTAAATTTCTTTAATGGTACCATGCTAGAACCTGAATTAAGTTGGAAAGTAAGAGATTATTGGTTAAGAATTAATCCAAATTTTTTCAATTTAGTACAGGTAGTTAATGATCCTATTAATCGTCGAATATACGTATTACTACCTCTTGATAATTCTACAGTTGTTAACTATATACTGTTTGGTGATTACAGAGATGGTCTCAATGCTGTAGCTATTAAATGGTCTCCCTGGAAATTAAAAAACAATCCTACTAGTATGTTAGTTTATTCTGATTTTACTAGTAATATTCCAAGTACTAAAACTAGAGTATCTAATCTAACGAATATAGTATCAGTTAATATTGGAGCTTATTCAAGTGATGAAGGAACGGCAATAGATTCTTACTTTATATTAGCTCCGCTACGTTTTGGAATTGGAATATCTCAATTTGATCATTTGAATTTACGTGCAAAAGGGCCAGTTGATTTTGAATTTACAGCATTTGGTGAAGATGATCAAATATCATCAGTTCCTACTCCATTAAGTATTGCGAATAATACACCAGGTAGAGAATACTCACAACTATTTAATTTAGTAAGTGAACAATGTAGCATGAAAATTCGTAGCAATGTAGTAAATAAATATTTTGCTATAGATTATGTTCGCATATTAGGTTATGAGATTGCAGCAGAGAGACCGCGATGAGTAGTAGAAATAAAACAATTATTACTACTCTTATTGAGACATTTCAGCGGACATTAGAACCCGCTAAAATGTATAGTTGTCTGCAGAAAGTTAATGCTGATTTAGACGAGGTTTGGTCACAAGTTAATGAAGGGCCATTACCTACTAATAATGGCAAGAATTTAGATTTAAGTGAAGTTCCTGAAGATAATTTACCTGATACAGTAGCATTTACTGATAAGGCTAATGTATTCGTTGAAAACCAAACTATTGATGAAGGCAAAGCTTTACATTTATTAGCTGCTACTCCAAACTTAACAGGAAATATAAAACCTTTAACAGATGGTAGCAGTTTAATAGTAGGTATTGGATTTGATCATGATGGTGTAACATATAGTGGTACCGGTTCAGGTATTATATTTGAATCAGGTGGTATTACCACATTAGCACGTATAATTGGTGGTACACTACAAAAACTAATTAGAGCAACTGCATCAGGAATCATTAGTATTGGCACATTAGTAACTGAAACTGGTGCGGCAATCAATGATTTAGTAATGAAAAATGGCAAGGTAATTCGCGGCACTAATTTTGGTGGAACTACTAATCTTGCCATGATTAACATTGATGCTAATGATTTAATAATTTTAGGTGGTGATGCAGTTAGTAGTGGTGCAGGACATGTACATATACCACATGTAGCTAGTGCAAATGTGCCAACAGCGGGCGCAACAAAAAATGGTATTATCCTGATTGACAAAGACAACAACTGGTTAGTTTATTACAGCAATGGAAATCGTTATAAAATAGTAGGAACGAGTTTCTAATGGAGCTACGTAGACCTAGTGTTGAAGATGTTCCAGAAATTGAGGACATTGCCAAAAAAGGAGATCATACCTTACCTGACGGTTTTGAATGTGCCGCAGTGGTTGAGAATAATGATCAAATTATTGCTTTTGGCGTTTTACGTACTAATATTGAAGCTCTGTTATACTGTATTGGTACCGAACGTGAACGAGTTACAGCGTTAAATGCATTAATAAATACTGCTAAAGCTGATGCTAAAAGATTAGGTCATGTTGATATTTTAGTATTCGCTCGTGATGAACAATTTGCTAAGCTATTAATAAAACATTTTAATTTTCGTAGAGCTAAAGGTGTTCCACTAATTTTGGATTTGTAAAATGAATAATAAACAGAACAATACTAATCGTAGTTTATTAGACCAACAACGTGGAACTGCTACAGGAATGTATCAGGATTTTCTTAAAGGTGTAGGTGGAGATTTATCATCTGCACGTGAAGGCTCTAATGCATTACGAGGTCAGATTGCACAAAGATATTCTGACTCTAATAATTTCATGCCGTCTGGTCTAAAACCTAATTCCTCAGGATGGTTTGATTTACCTAATTCTGGTGGTGGTTCAGGCGGTGCGGATTTTAGTAATGCACGTTCAGGTTATCAGAAATTTGCTGATACTGGTGGAGATTTTGATGAATCTCGTGCAGCAGTAAAATCAATTGGATTTAATCCTGAAGCATTACGATTACGCACATCATCTATTATTCCATCATTCTATCAGGGATACAAAAATCAACTTGCACGTAGAAATAGTGTGCAGGGTGGATATTCTCCTGGTTTTGATTCGAGTATGTCAGAAATTGGTAGGCAAGCTGGACGTGAAGGTTTTAATGCATCACGACAGGTAGAAGGTGATATTGCTGATAAGGAATTAGGTGCATCACAGGCACGCGCATCAGGACTAACTAATATTGACCAATTAATTCAATCTGGTAAATTATCTGGATTACGTGGATTAGAAAGTATTGGTCAAACTGAAGCTAGTTTAGGTGAATCCGCAGCAAATAGAAATCAAGCAATGCAATTAGCATTACAGAAAATGTATCAAGAAGGTAATATGTCTAGTGCTAGTGGATTAATGGATCTTTATCGTAGTGCTCCTGGTGATGTTGGACAATCATTACAGGCATATTTATCTGGCTTGGGCAATATGAGTGGTAATCAGTTACAAAATTTAAGTACACGTTCACAGATTCAAGATCGTAGTTGGTTAGATATGATTCCTGGATTAGTAGGTGCAGCAGGTGGAGTATTTGCAGGAATGGGTGGTATGGGTGGTAAAACTCCTACAAGTTCAGGTAGTAGTGCAAGTATTTATAATGGCGGATTTGCTCCTAGAAATACTGATATCTGGAAAAATATTAGATTTGAAACCCAATGATAACTGAGAAACTTGTAAAATTACTTATTGAGTTTGAAGGTTTTAGACGATTTGCATATCTTGATCAATCATATATATGGACCATTGGTTATGGTACTACTAGAATTTATGGTATGCCTGTAACTGAGGGAATGGAAATAAATGAACCTGTGGGCCGTATATTTCTTAGTCATGATTGTACTTATTATATGGAGATTGTCAAGAAATTAGTATATCCTATTCTTACAGAAAATCAATTGGTAGCAGTTAGTAGCCTAGTTTATAATATTGGTGAAAACAATTTCAAAACCTCTACACTGCTTACTGAGTTAAATGCTGGTCGTGAAATTCATAAAGGCTATTTTACTAGATTTAATAAGATAAGAATTGGTGGAGTTTTAGAGGTTTCAAAAGGTTTAACTTATCGTCGTACAAGAGAATTTGAAGTATTTTCTAAGAGTGAATAATGCCTTCCACATTTTCTCCCTTTCTAAATCCATTTCTTAAGCAGCCATCTCCTACATATGATAGAGGTTTTGTATTAAATCCTGAGGAAGATGATGATCCATTTAAGCGTCCTCAAGGTGCATATAATTCCGATACAGATTTTATGTCTGCATATAAGGAATTACTTACTAAGCAAAATGGACCCGCAACTGCAGCGTATCGTAAGTTTTTAGAGCAGGGTTATCCTAATGAGAAAGATTATCAACCATCAAAAGTTACAAGACTTGGTGCCATCCTTAGTGGTGCTGCTACTGGCTTTAGGAATCCTGCTGCTGCTCCAGAAGTTGCTAGATCTATTATAGATGAACCATTTAATAAGGCTGTACGTAGATATGGTATGGAAGGTAGTAGACTTAAAGAGGGTGCGGCTCTTGAGGAATCTACTTATGGTAGACAAATTGCTGCGGCTCGTGATTTAAGGCAATTGGAAAATCAGCGCATTGACAATGAACGTCAGGATATGTTAGCAAGGGACATGATTAAGAATCGTGCTGATAATTTAGAACTTGCTAGACAACGTGCATATGCTGCCGGTTTACAGTGGGTTACTGATAAAAATACTGGTATTAGTGGATTCATTGATAAATACACTCACAATTTTGTACCAATTGGTAAATTTGATAGATCTACAGGTGAACGTATTGATTCTGAAAAAGAGATGAAACGATATGAAAGTAATCTTGCTTTTGGTCGCGCATCTACTTTACAGGATCGTTCATTTAAGCAACAAAAAGAGATGGAAGATATTCGTCAGGAACATCGTAGTACATTAATTGGTGAACGTGGTGATAAACAAATTCAAATTATTCAGGAACGTGCTAAGTTAAAAGGTGGTCAAACTACCAGTCAGCAAATTAAGGAAAATTATCAGAGAGCACAGGCATTAGCAGATTCTAATCCTGAGAGATACAGTAATGTATGGAAAATTAATCCCATGACTGGTTATTTTGATCTTAATCAGGAAGCTGCTGGTACACCACCTTATAAAGAAATTTATGATAGACTTTATAATGGTTTTTCTCCTGATACTACACCATCTGGTAATACTATTATTAGGAATAAATAATGCCTCCTATTAAAGTTAAATCAGGTAGAACTGGTAAAACTTATGATATGCCTTGGGATCAGGCGCGAGATCCTAGTGGTGATGAAGTTGATAAATTCATCGCCGGTATGGAACCCCCTGATCCCATACAACCAGTAGAAAAGTCATTTTGGGAACGTATTAATACTCCATTAGTTAATGTAAATACTAAGCCATTAGCTGAACCTCTGTATCAACGTGCTGAATCTGGTAAGCCATTAAATCTATTTGAAAGGGGTATGAGATTCCTTTCAGGTGGAGTAGAAGATCCACGTAAAGAGGAAATGCAATTAGGTGCGTTTACTGAAGGTTTAGGTCCAGCAGTTAGTGGTATGACTTCACCATTCAATGTTGGATTAATGGGTGTTGGTGAAATTTCAGCACTAGCTAAAGCAGGATTAGCACGTTATATTCCTGAATTTACTGAACTTGAAAAAGGTGTAGTCGCGGCTAGAGCATCTGGTAATATTGATGAAGCTGCACGTTTAGCTAAAGAGATGGAAGTAGCTAGAATATCTGTTGCACGTAATATTGCTACTCAACGTGTACTAGGTGCTGTACAAGCTGGTGCAGGTGCAGCAATGGCAGGTGAGGCTGGATATAAAGGTATTACTGAAAAAGATCCATCTCAAATATTACCATTTGCATTAGGTGCATTAGGAACTCATGGTGGAATGCGAGATGTTATACCACCTAAAATGCCTGAACCGGCATTAATTCCTAAACCACCTATGCCTGCAGAATTTACTCCTGTGGGTGAGCAACCTATTAATCCTGGTAGAGTAGAACCATTACCAAATGCTGTTCAACCTGCTAATGCTTTTGAGAAAATACTTTCTGAAACTACTAGTGCGCGTCCATTTAAGGATACTCCAACTACCGAACTTGAGGCATTAGCTAAACGTAGTGTTAAAGGTGCAATTCAGGAACTTAATATTCGTAAAAATCAGCCGTTAACTCAAACTGATTTAATCAATGCTGATATTGTAAAACAATCCGTCGCTAAAAAAGCTGAACCACAATTTAGAGAATTGCCTGGTGGTGATGTTGAATTACTTAATCCTGGAGATGTTAAGTTAAAAACAATTCAGCAAATGGGCTATTCTATTGTAGGTGAAACTGATAGCGGTGGAATGCGATTGCGTAAGCCTGTACAAAATGTAGAACCTGTTGATTCTAGTTATTTACATGCTCCACCTGAAGTTAAAGGTGATGACTGGACAATAGCTGCTATTAGACGTGATAAAAATTTAACTCCTGAACAACGAGCAGAAGATCTTGCGCAACATAAAATTCAAAACAGAACAGAAACATGGAAAGAAATTCATAGATACGAACAGGCTACAGGCTTAAGACATCCATCACATAGTATATATGAAAAAGAATTTAAGGAATATGATCCTTTTGTAAAAGCTGAAAAAAATCTAAAACAAGAAGGTAGATACGCTGAACCTGGTAAGGTAAGAAATAATCCTGATTATATTCATGGATTAAAAATTGATATAGCTACTCAGGCTGCTTCACGCTCAAAAGATCCTAATGCATTTGGAGATACAATGAAAAAACTTCAGGGTTTGTCTCCTGAGGTTATAAAAGAAATGCATGGTGATATTGTAGGTAGTAGCTCAAAAGGTTCAGAATCTGCCAGTTATATGAAAGTTCCTGGCGTAAGAGAAGGTGTTGTACAAGGTAATTTTGGTGAAACACCTCCAGAAAATTTAGCAATGGGCGGTGCTGATGAACGTGTATTAGATGTTATTGGTACATCATTATATACTAAAGATAGGCCATCAGTAGCTGTTAAAGAATTATTACAAAATGCTGTTGATGAACGTAAAATAACTGGTCAAGATACACCTATTAAAATATCATTTAGATATGGTCAGCACAGTCCTATCGGTGGAAAAGGCAATTCAATTTCTATTAAAGATTATGGTAGAGGATTAAATCAGGAACAACTATATACTGTTTTTTCTGACGTCGGTAAAACTGGTAAGGGTGATGTAGAAGGTGCATCAGGTGGATTTGGATTTGCTAAAGCTGCACCATTTTTAGGTGGTGACTACATGAGAGTAGAATCTGTAGTCATGGAAAATGGTGAAAAAGTTAAATATTTCTTTGAAGGCAGACCTGGAGAATTCAAAAAGCAAAAACGTGGTGTGCCACTTAGTAAAGAATATATTACTCCTGATAATGATCAACCCACTGGATTACGCGTGGATGTTTGGTATCCAAAAAGCAAGTCATTATATAGTGCTAAAGAATTATTAAGAGAAACTGTAGAAGGTTCACCCGGTGAAGCTAATATTCATATGTTTGATGATTACAGTGATACTGGTAAACATACCGATTCATTTTTCAAACATGGTTCAAAAAGTCCAAAATTTGTAGGTGGCACTAAGAATGTTGAGGAATTAAAAGGTAAAGATATTCCTAAAAAAGTAGCTACTTTAGAAACTCCCGAAAATACTATTGATATTCATTATGAGGATGCTCCAGGTGAGCGTACAGGATATAAGCAAGTTATTTTGAATAATGGATTATACGTATTTTCAGATAGTCATGGCGTTTCAATGCATCCTATTGAAAATTTACCTGAAAGGGTGATTTTTAATATTAAAACTAAAGTTGAAGAAGGTAAAGAAGGTTATCCATTTCCTGCTAATCGTGAGGGATTAAGTCAAGAAGTTAAAAGTCAACTCAGTGAATGGTTAACAAAAAATATTGATGATTTAGCTGAAATTCGTCGTTTAGATAAATTACAGAAAACATTTGACGCATTACAACCCGCTCCCGGTAATAAGTTTGTATTGCTTGATTCAGGTGAACGATATACTCCAGCAGAATTGAACAATATAAGGCGTAGTCCAATAATCAATGGCATAGCTGATGAGATGGGAAACATCTTAAATAAGCTAGGAGGCCATTTCAAAGATGATCAGGCTGTAACAGGTTTAACTGCTAAATTTGGATTCAATATTGATGAACCTGGAATGGGTGGAGTTAATATTCCGAGTCCTAAAGGTACACCGGGTAGTGCAAAATATGCAATATTGATTAATCCTTTTAGTGCGCTGTCTTATTCTAATAATCCACGAGAGGCTGCGCAACGAATGGTTCATATCATAATGCATGAATTTACTCATAATCAAGCACGTAGTGAGGGTGCTGGTTTTACATGGGAATTATCTAGAACCTATACTAAGTTTGATTTACAGGATCAAATAAATGCAGCAAACAAAATCCAAAAAGTTATCGCCCCAAATGGAACAGACTATGCTCCAGAGCTTCAGAAATTATTACAGGAGTATACTGAATCAAGAAGGCGCGCCGCAACTACGGAAGATATTCTCACTAGAGAGAGAAAAAGCGAATACATTACCGATAAGGGACAAGACTCAACTGCTGGGAGTAGTAAGCCAAATGGAGAGAGAACTACTGGGATAAAATTACCACCTGATTTAAGTGGTGCTAAACCTACATATAACTTTGGTACTATTCAGTACAAACCAGTATTTGAATCCGATTTAGATAAAGCTGCATTCATTATAGGTAATACTAGGCAACGTTCAGCTAGAGATGCAGACTATCTTAAATTTATTATGGATAATACTGGATTATCTGAAGGTGGTGCACGTCAGTATGGTCAACATGTAAGGGCTGAAATTAAAAAAATTATTACTCAACCGGGACAAAAATCAGGTTCTATTAAAGTTCCTAAAATTGGACCACCTAAAGGTAATGAGCCTATCCGTCCAACTGAGCCTATTAATACAGGTAGTACCGCACCAACTGAATTAAGACCTGTTGAACCTATTGGTGGTGGTGGCGGTAATGGTAGAATTCCGCCCGATGTAGATAGGAGTGGTAATGAAGGTAATAACGGTGGTAGAGGTGTTAATTATAGACCAGTTGAGCAAATTGGTGGATTCATGAAATCTGCTACTACAGGATGGGATTTAAGCGCACCATTACGACAGGGTAGATTACTAATGCATAAGAAAGAATTTTGGACCGCATTAAAACCTATGCTTGAGGCTGCTAGAACTCCTGAAGGTTACGAACGTATCAATCAGGAAATTAATATGCATCCTAAATATGCAGATGCAAAACGTGCTGGTATTAGTTTTACTGATATTGGTGATGATTTATCGCAACGTGAGGAAGCTATTATGTCCACGTTGCCCAGTAAAATACCTGGCATGATTGGTGGTGGTTATCGCGCATCAGCTAGAGCATATACAGCATTCCTTAATAAGTTACGTATGGATTCATTTGCTAGCATATTAGATAATGCTGAAAGGGCTGGATATAATGTAAGCAATGAAAAATTTCAGGGTGATTTGGCGCGATTCATTAACGCAGCTACAGGACGCGGTTCATTAGGTGAATTTGAAGGTGCATCACGCCTACTTAACGTATTCATGTTCTCACCTAAATTACTGGAATCTCGCGTCCATTTCATGAATCCCTGGAATTACGTAAAAGCGCATCCATATGTTCGTAAAGAAATGCTTAAATCACTAGCAATGTTTACGCAATCACAATTAGCTATTCTAGGATTGGCTTCATTAGGTGGTGCGAGTGTTGAACTTGACCCACGTAATGCTAACTTTGGTAAATTCAGGATTGGTAATACTAGAATTGATACTACAGCAGGATTTGGTCCGTTAGTTAAAATGATGGCTCAAATTCTGAGTGGCAAAATGATTAGTTCTACTACAGGTAAAATGTATGATTTGAAACATCCAAAATTTGGTGGGCCTAATAGATTAGATGCATTCATGCAAACTATTGTATTTGGTAAGGAATCACCATTAGCTTCATTTTTTCAAGAGTGGTTAAGAGGTCAAGATTTTGAGGGTAAACCTTTCGAAATGCCTAAAGCAATAGTCGATAGGATTACCCCCATGTTACGGCAAGATTTATGGGACATGTATAAAGAGAATCCTAAATTATTAGCATTAGCTCCTTTCCCATTCTTTGGTGCGGGTGCTCAAACTTATGGGCCACGAACTCCTAAACGTAAGCCTATGGGTGCAGCTCATTAATCATTATGTACTATTTTCATATGATCTTTAAGCCATTCTAAATATCGTTCTGTTTCATAATTATCTTTTGCATGTATACCTGATACTACAAATGAACATTTATTGCACCATACCTTAGCTAATCTTTCCATACTATGTTGACCTCATTTCGGAATCTATTATCAAATGTGGATGACGATGAGGATGTTTCCTTACCTTTACTTGTATGATAGGCATTCTGGCACCCTCTATCAATCCAGGTAATTTACCTTCATTTTGCATTCTTTTAACTTCTTCCCAAATTTCATATAATGCACTCTGTTCTGATGTATACATACCTGTACAATAATATTTACCACTACTTTTGAAATATGTTAGGTTAACATGATACATTATAGTTCACCTTTTTTAGCATATTCATCCAATTCTTTTTCGACTTGTTCAGGTGTAATACGTTTAACATATTCATCAAACCTGATATATTTACCATCAGCCCATGTAAAATACTCTTTTACCTCATCTATAAGATTTTCAAGATGACCTAATGCTACAAATATGAATAAATAATCTACAGTAAAACTAGGAATTACAATACCTAGTGGATTATTTAAGCATTTGTTTCCCCACATAATTGACATTGGAACACCCGGTATAGATGCTACTCCAACATCTTTATCACATGATTCATTGTTGCATACATCACACATGATTAATCATTCATTTAAAAGTAGAGTTAGCAATTTTTTAATTTCTAACAAAAGAGCTTCAATTCTGTCTAATTGAGACGTCATTAATTAAGGCTCCATGAGGATTTTTCTTAAGTAACTCTAATCCACATTTTGGACTACATGCTTTTTCAGGACATTTCTCCATTATTTTTCCAGCTATTTCTGGCATTTCAAATTCTTTTCCACAATTACTACAGATAAATTTCATCATCACTTTTTATTCTCCTATTTATTAAACCAAACTACATGTGTATATTCTGAATTAATTTTACCACCTGTAATATCTGACGGTGTTGCTAAAATATCAGACATTTCCTTGTCAGTTGCATAGTATCCATGACCATCATAATCTATAAATAATCCACACTTACAGCACTCAACAAAATCATCTAATGTCATTAAATCGCCATAATCTGGAATTGGTTGTGGCATAATCATTCACCATATTATTTTTGCTGCGACACCGGCTTCAATAGGTTCACCCCATGTTTTACCTATCCAAGCATCTATTTCTACCTTATCATTTATTTTTGTAAACAATACTGCGTTAACTCCTTTATTAGTTGCAACAGTAGCTAATCCACCTCTGGTATTAGGTGGTAGCGTATTTACAAATTTTGCTACTGAATCATGAATTTGCAATGATGTAAAAGGGTCTGGTTTATTAAATACCACACCTTGTTTATCACCCATTTTATTACTCACCTCTTGCCTTAAAATGTTCAATTAATTCCTTAGCAGTTTTTTCATTCATTTGATACATGCACACGCCACCGTAATTATGTGGCTTTAGCATTCCTGCCTCATCTAAAGATCGTATCATTACATCTAATTCATCAGAGTTGAAATGCATCCAGTATTTTCTTAATAACTGCTCGCGACTAATCATATGATTTTCGCGACTAAGTAATTCATGAATGATTAATAATTTCTGTTCAGCATATTGTGCCTTTCCTGCATGACCCATTGTAGCTTTACGTATACCTTCCATGAATTTTTCACATGCCTTTAATGCTTCCTCCATAGCCTTATAAGTTATCACCAATTCAGGCTTTTCACTTATAGAAAGTAACATCGCAACCTTTAATACACTATCACCAAACCTACCAATAGTTCCTGTCTTATCTTCTATCTTAGCTTTCTTTACATTTTGATAGAATTGATTATACCATTCATCGTATAATTTTCCTTGTGGTGTTCCACTTAATGATTGAAATTGACCCGTTAGAGTAGCTAATTGTTTAGGATATTCAGCAAGTTTGTTGTAATCTATTGGTGATTTTATATCATCTACTAATGAATTTAATCGGTGAACTTCCTCTTCTCTTATTACAAACATCCTACCAAAAAATCCACCAAATATATCCTTCTCACCTACAAACGCTTTTAGATGTGGATCATTCGTAGCTACTAACATACTAATTGTTGGATCTTTCAAGGTAAACGTTTCTGATTTGAGCAGAGATTTCCAATCGCCAACATTCCAATGTCTATCATATAAATCCGTAAGCAAATTAAATGCTGCCGGATCTTCTACGATAGATGCGCTAAATTCTGATGCTACAACAAAACCGCAACTTTTAGCTGCTATCTTTCCACCGGGAGTAGTTTGTCCAATCCTTAATTCATTCATGATACCTTGAATAGAACTGCGACCAACTATTACCTTAGTATTATTTACAGCCTTTACTATATTTTTTGCTAGTGCAACTGGTGGTCCCTTCTTTAATGCGCTCCCGGCTAGCAGCATTACGTAAATATTTGGGTATAAATTATATGCACCACCACGACTTAACCAAATATTATCCTTAACTACTGCACTGATAGCTGATAATGCTGACCAATACCAAAATGAGCGCGGTGATTCTAATTCTTCAGTAGCATTCATCACCTCGTCAACCCAACTCATTTTGTTTTCTCTGTATATATTCTCTCAAGAATGTCACGTTGCTTTACACTCAGAAAACCCTTCTTTTCATACTGGTCTCTGATAGATTCAATAAACTTATCTTCCCATTCACTTAAATCTGATATTCCTTCAAGAGATTCAAACATATGAGCTATTAACCTATGCAGATCTATATCCTGTTGAGTCAGCATTTAATACTCCAAACTTAAATTTTTTCAAATCTTTGTAGTTGTAACCATATTCAAGTTCAGCGGGTATAACAAGATCACTACGTGGTATGGAGCATGTATCAAACCTAATTGGTCTCTCCATTTCATACTTAAGAATCGCACCCCATTCATCTGCATGTCTTTCAGGTATACTAAACGTGAGTGAATCATGGGATTCCACTGCGATTTTAATCATCGGTATTTGCTTCCTAATTCGCATCGCAGCGGCTTTAGTATTATCTGATACAGCCCTTTGTGGTAAATAGGAAAATGCCTGTCTGAAAAGTTCATCACCCCATCTCTCATAAAAGGTTCGTTGACCACCACGTATACTGTCTACACCAAATGGTACGGGAGCATATAATCTTCTAGTCTTTTCTAAAGATCCTATTACTGATGCCTGAAATACTTGTTGAACTTTAGGTGAACGCTGATGGAATATCTTCAATGCTTTATCAGCGAATGCTTCAGAAATGTTAATATCAATATGATACTTACGAGCCTGCGTATTTACCTCTGTTGCTGCACGTTTCTTTTTCGCACCTAAATGTCCTGCATGTCTTAATGTCTTACCTAAAAATCTTTCAGGACATTCATAACCTAATACCTTTTTAGACCATGCGGCCTCATCTTTACCTAAAAACCATGAGGCAGTTAATGCATGAACATCATTAGTATCATATAGTTTTAACGTAACTTCATCATCAGATAGTTTAGCAATGACTCTTGCTTCAGCTTGTGAACTGTCGATATTAACCAATACTTCATCATCATCAGGCCCATACATACGCCTAACATCCCCACCAACATCACCATGTTTAGTGAGAACTTGAAACGCTGCGCCAATGTATTTTCTGTCTGTCTTTTTTGATGATTCCTTAAGTGTCTTTTTATCATATGCCGGTCTCACTGGTGGTTCCATTTGATTAGTTGATGTTCTACCAGTTTCTAAGCATGGAAAATAAGACGTTCTCATTCTACCATCAAAATCAGCTAGTGCAGTAATATAGGTCTGAATAGTTTTTTCAACTCTACGTTTCTCCAGAATATTTTCAATTGTTTTCTTATGTGATGCATTCTTAACTACATTACCTAACAATGCTGTTAAAACTTCCTCACCTACACCTGCTCTCTTAGGTATCTTTAATACCTCATATAGCAGAACCGCAACCTGCTTTGGTGACTGAACATTTAAGTGTGTACCAGTTTGAATCCATAATTCATAAGCTAATCGTTCAGACCATGCTATATACTTACGTAGTAACTGTTCACGATTTTCAGTTAATACTTTTAATCCTTGATTTTCTATTACATAATATAGATCATGTAAACCCACGATAAAGTTATAATAGAAATCCTGAGTTTCTAAATCTATTAAATCCTGCTCCATATTTGCATCTATTTCCCATGTAACAGGAGCGTCACGAGCACCATAAAGCAATAGATCATCAATAGGATGCTTATGATAATCAAACTCCAGACCTTCATCCTTGTAGTATGGTTCCTCAGTATAGATGCTAGTATTAAAAGCCAAACCCACGCTAAGCTCTGGATTAATAGCAAAAGCTTTAAGCATAGTATCAGATATAAGTTTGACATAAGGAAACCCTAACTTAACTAGTTTATCCTGGTCATACTTATAGTTCTGGCCTACCCACTCAAAATGTGGGTCTTTCATCATATCATATTTGAGTTGCCATATAGAAGCTAAATCGCTGGAGGATATTTCAGATACTTTAATAAGAGGTGTAGTATTCCAGAGGGGAACACAAAATCCTAAAACTTTATTAAAAGCAAAACTATTACAAACTGGTATACATCTAATAGCTTCAATATCTGAAACCATTCTAATCTTGCCACCGTTTTTAATGGCTGCATCTTTAGCTTGCCTATAAAAATCATCTAACATTGCAGAATTTCTACAAATAACTAGATTACGTGGTGGACGTTTAATTTCTGGGAAATGTGATTGCTCTGCTACTCTTTTCAAATCAAATTCGATTACCGGCTTTTTCCAATAGTTACCTACATCCTCAGAATAGAGCAAGCCAGCAGGATGATACGTTGGTACGCACTTATAATTCCATAAATGGAGTATAGAACCGCGCCATCTTTCAATCTTTTCATTACCCATCAATGCCCATAATGCAGTGCCACCTAAAAGGCAAATTACATTAGGCTTGATTTGGTCAATTTCTATACGTAATTCTTTTATAGAACCTTGAACATCTATTCCAGCTTGTTCGGCTCGCACCCACGCAGGTATTTTCTTACCATACTTTTGTTGTGGAATAATCATGTATTTGAATACATTAGTTGTCCACACCTCATCACGTGATATACCTAAATCACGTAGCATGTCATTGAATATTTTACCTGCTGGCCCAACAAAAGGTTTTTCTTGTTGCTCCTCTGTAAATGATGGAGCTTCACCAATAAATACTATTTTAGCACTGGGATTACCTGTGCCCGGAACGTATTTATTCATACCTGTTCCACTCTTTTAACATCAGTAGAAATTGCTAATACAGTATAGCTTATTACTTGATCAGTATCAGGATGTACAAATTCCTGCGTTATCATTAATTCGATTTCATTTATACGTGTTATAATTGCCATTAATTGTTCAAAATCATGCGGTTCATCTATATCAATTATTGATGTCTTTGTTAGTACATATTCCATTTTCTCGAATCCTTTTCAGGGCTGTATTTCTACTAAGCTTTTTTATACTATCATCATTTCTTACTGCATTAGCCAACTTTAATTCCTCAGAAATATATCCCTTAGATAAACCTAAAGCTGTAGCTGTATCTACAATACGCCATGATTTATCTTTAATGGATTCCACATAATGGTAGGTTTCTATAAGAGAAGCCTTTTGATACCAAAGAGTTTCATTTTTTATAATGTCTCTTAAAGTCATCATTTTTCTCAAACGAGATTGGGTGCGGCCAATATATTGTTATGGAACGGTTAGGTTCTCATAATATATCAACCGCACCCCCGTTGACCTGTAATAAGTAACTGCGCTGTCCCTTACATTTTTTACACTTTACGCAACCATTATATTCATGGGCTGACCTTTACCACAAATATAAAGGATTTCAGGAACGGATTTTTCGCTTTACTTAATTACAGGTCATCCTGACCTTCTTGAATTTGTTCCTCTTCCTCATCTGTAGATTCCGCATCATCTACATCTTCAGCTTCATTACTTTCTGCATCGGGATCATTAAGAGGAGGCAATTCTAGTGAGGGATCTTTAACGTCGTCTAATGCACCCATTAGTAATTCACCTTTTCCATTAAATTTAGAAAATCGTTTAACTGAGGATTACCTTCTAACATTGCAATAGCTTTGTTAACATCCTCAAGACGAATTTCTAATTGTTTACGCGCATCTTTAAGTCTATCTAACTTTGGCCTGTGTGCTAATTGTTTTGGTGAATCCATTGCCATCGTTCCCGCATAACCCTGTTCATAATCTGGCATAAAGCTCCTAAAAGAAAAATGGGATGTCCGTTGTGTATCGGAACTTGAAAATTGTAAGAGGATACAATAGTCTCTCTTATTCAATATATATCGAGAGCATCCCAAACATTACTACGGTTGAACGGGTTCGTTAGGACGCGGTCTACGATACTTATGATTGATCTTATTTACTGTACGACCCTCATACAAGCCGTTCTCAATGTAAATATCAATCTCCTTACCCTCTGCATCTTTAAGTTCAAATCTTCCTGGGCCTACTTCTGCACCGCAAGCCTCAAGAAAACCAATAGCAAAACCTAAAGCAAGTTCACTAAATCCCCAGCCTTGTGGTGTAGGAACTCCAGCAAACTCTGTAGAACCATTGTCAGCATTCTTAACAATAGTTCCTTCACACGGATAAAACTGAGACTGCCCTGACTTTGCAGTCTTTTCTCCAACTTCATCCACCCTAACACGATACCATGCAGGCTCCACAATCTTACCACGCAGGATATCACGAGCCGTAATGTTAATCATTGGCATGACTGTCTACTCTCCTTTTAGAACTTCTTTGGTAACATACTTTTCATTTCTTTTACACGCTTGATTGCTGGTACTATCCACTCAGAATATAATGGTTTATCACCAAATATTATCTCCTTCTCTAGCGGTAGAGATGTTCTAGCAAAATCATCTCCGCTGTGATGTGTGAGGAGTGAATACTGTTTATCAGCAGTAAAATCACCCTTCATATTGAAATGGTAAACTTCTTGACAATAGGTAGGAATCTTAGCCGCAGCCTGTTTTCCACCAGTTACGATACTACGGCTAAAATGTGTAATGCCGCCAGGAGTTTTGTAATCTACTAATCTTACATGAGCTATGATAATTATATTAACCTTATGAAATTTCTGAATATCTTTTAACATTTTCATAGTAGATTGAAATGCTGACGCTTCTGCATTAAAATCTTCTATTGTATTAACCGGAATACCTGCAATACGTTTACCAGCTTCCTCACCTGATTGTCTAGTAGTACCTGATTTAACTAGTAACGTTTGAGAATTAATCGCATCACCCTGTGCTGATACATTATCTAATACTATAGTCTTATATGGACATTTGACCTGTAAACTTTTTAATTTAGCTTCAGCTTTATTGAAATCATTATAATCATCATAATGAATTTCTTTAGGATCTATTCCCCATAATTTCATAGGCAAATAAATTCCTTCCATCTTTTGATCAAATGCAAACCAATATTGAGGAGTAGGAAATGATAATGCCTGTGTTGATTTTCGAGTTCCCCACTCACCTTTCATCATAACAAATAGAGAATCGAAATTAGCATCTTCCATTGTTGGCATATCATTCCCACCCTCTCAACTTTTTAATACGCTGTAGATAATCTGGCTTATGCTTTTCCTTAACTAACAACTCTCTAAATCTTGCCCAAAGACTCAAGAATTTCACGTAACCTATCTTTATGTTCCGCATCTTTCGGTTTACGAGTTTTGGTACATGCCACACAATGCGGCCTTTCTAATGTTAGTGCATGTTTAGTTAATATAAATGGTTGTTCACATCTCCAACAAATACTCATTCTATTTTCAGCTAACTCTTTACGAATAAAATGAGGACAACCAGCTACAGCACATTTGAATACAATATACTTACCTAATTTCTTTCTTTCATATTTATGAATGTGATCGTATTTTTTAGCCATCGTTTTTAATCACGTTTTATTACCGCTACAAAATAAATCGTGTCCCTTTTGACAATAACTACAAACTATCATTCTACAATATTTACACCATCTCAAATATTCAATCTTCATTATCTTCCTGTCCAATATCCCACGGTTTACCTACCATAAACTGTGATTGCAGCAATCTTTCACGATCAGAGGGTTCCCCTTCACATACTTTACGAAATATACAATCGCCATATCGCCGTCTACATGAAATGAACTTATGCCTAAATACGCCCCTCTCTTGCACATTAACTAAATCATATGCATATCCTGCAGTCTCTATAATCCATTCAGCAATTCGTTCCTTACTAAAATTATATGGAACCCTTAAAAACTTTTCTTCAGGTTTAAGACTCTTTTGAAAACCAATAATGTTCTCAAACATCTTAGTCTGATCAGTAACTACACACTGACCTATAAACTGATTATTAAGTGATAACTTTTCCTCTCTACGTCCCATTGTTTTATGATCTGTAGAGAATATACCTTCCTCATTATCTACTAACCAATCTATCTTAGCTTTCCATAATAAAGATATTTCCTCATCCTCGTAAATTACTTTTCCTTTAACCTTTTCTACATCTATTGTCGTCCATGAATCATTTTTCCAAAATTCATGATATTGCAGAAACGTATTGATTACCTCATGACCTTCATCAGGTTCACAATTCCTTAATCCTAATACTGGACGTTCCTTATGAAAATCACATTTACCAGCAATACAAAATTCGCACCCAGTCATAAATACCTGACCGGCTAATAACGCTGCTTGTGCTGCATCATCTCTTTTCTTACCAACTTTTTTAGCTAGATAATAAGGTTGCAGCATCTCATGTAACATTAAACCTTTTTCAATAGCTTTACCAGGTCCACTTAATGGTACAAGATTATGATTATGCTTAAGATTCAGAAATTCTTCACAGAGCTGTACTGCTGTGAGAATCTGAGAATCCATGATTACTCTCTTCATTGTACATTACCAGAATCAGGTACAAAATTAACTTTTTCTTCAATACCAGCTTCAATAATTACATCTAATACTACAAACAATGCTGCTTGCTGAGTAAATAGTAATTTTATAGCTCCAGCTGCATCACCTGCTGTAAATGCTTGAACTTCATCCCAATAATGATATGCCTTTTCAGCTTCTATCTGATTCTCTTTTAATAACACTCTAAGTTGTTTGATTTTGTTTTGATCTATTGGCATCTTTTTTAATCCTGAAAACTTTTGAACAAACATTACATAGTATCATTGCATTAGTTTCATTGTTAGCTATAACTTCTAGCATAGATGTATCTTCATTATCACATTTAGGACATTTTAGTTGTATCATTTATCTTTCTCATTGAAATATAATTATCATATAATCGATGGTGATCTAATGTCCATAATTTTTTATCTCTAAAAACTATTTCCTTTACGGGAACTAATTTACCAATTAATTTTTTGTCCTGAATTATTATTATACCAGGTTTAGATTTTTGAATTAAAGGTAAATAACACCAGCTCAGTAATGGTTTAATAAGGGTTTCAAATGCTTCTAAAGATGCAAATACGTATGTAATTTCATTATCAACTTCTACTTTTAATTTTAACGTAAAACTACCTTTTAATGTAGTATATGTCTCACAATCTAATATAGTTGCAATCATTTTCTTAATCCATAAATTTTGGTGCCCCTAATAGGAGTCGAACCTATATGAACTTACGTTCTACGGATTTTAAGTCCGTTGCGTATACCAGTTCCGCCATAGGGGCTAAATGTTATTTACTTAAATAGTTTTATCAATTCCATACAAATCTTTAAGCGCATCATCTAGAGAATGATAATATTCCTTATATTTATATACATCAACTAAACCATCATGAGGAGTTAGTATCGTTTCTTTCTTAGTAGCTACTATAATTCCATCATCTTGATCAATTATTAATATTTGTTCCATAATTATTGCGTTCTCACATAAAGATGAATAATCAGCCCAATCAGCAGACTGAGAATGTAAATCAGAAAATCAACATCCCATTTATTGTATTTTCGTCGGTGTAGTATTAAATCTTTCAAGCTGAAGTTTAACAATTTCATTAGCAAGATTATCCATAGTTTTAAGTGTAGCTACCTGAGTTTCATGTAAATTCTTTTCTAAGTCAAGCAAACGTTCTATAACTGCTTTAATTAAATTAAGCAATGCAGTATCATTTTCTAGTGAACCTTCTGCTATGTATTTAAGAGTTTCGACTAATATATCTTCCATTATTTTACATTCTCCTTACTTAAAGGTGGGATAACAATAGTTTCTTTACGTTGATGCCATGAATATCTAATCGTACTCCAGGTACCAGAACGTAATGTATGGTCAATCTCTTTAGGAGTAGCAATCATAACCTGAACCGCATCAACTATATCACGATTACGTTCAAGATAAGCCTTTTCATCTAATGTTTCAATTACTATCTTATATTTACAATTAGCTAGCTTCTCTTTTAATCCATGAGAGTATTTTGTAAAATCTGCTGTAAACGCTCTCTTACTAAAATTCAAAGGTGGATGAATGATTATTTTACGCGAAACAGTATCATTATCAATATGCCAATTAAGAAAAAGATAATGACACTGAGAATCAGCTCCGATACAGTCACCATGATGTAATTCTCTAGGTTGATGTGCATTAAATAGTTTAACTACCTCATCCTTTTGAAACTGATTCATTCCTGCTTGCGTGCCAGTAAATCCTATAATCATATTAGTTTTATCTCAACTTAATATCTGAAATATTAGAAGTAGGATATTGCTTATACCAATTATTTAACCAATCCTCATACATTTTTACTTCACGCTCCATAGATTCAATTAAGGCATCATAATACTCATCTAAAGTAATGATACCTTTATCCATCAATAGTTTAGCTAGTGCAGCGCCATCAGACATTGCAGCGTTAACACCAGTTCTAAGATGTTTAGGACTAGTTTCATTACCTTCATAGTTCATTTTCATTGCTACGCCTGATTGCATAGCATGACATAAATCTAAATACCTTTGACGTTTTTCATCAATAGTCATGTCAATTCAACCTCAAATTACTAGTATGCCTATTAGGATCATTATGCTTAATCTGGCCCTGTTGATACAATTCCATTAGTTGTTCAGTATTACAAGCCGGACAACCCCAACCTCTATGAAATATACCCTTATTATCAGTTCTAACAAATAACATAATATCAGAAGTTTCTAATTCATCCTCATTAATTGTTTTCATTAATTCATCTACTTTATCAATAAATTGTTTTAGGGTCATTTTCAATCCATTGAAATTTCATAAAAATGTTGTTCAGGTTGAGCCTTGATAAATTCTATTTCTACTGCACTGATAGGTTTACCATTATTTTCTAATACCCAATTTTTATATTCCTCAAATGTAGCTTTTCTTAAAACAAAAATAGGAACATTATGATAAACTTCTGTTTTATTTCTAATCAATTTTTCAGCTATAGTTCTTTTACCAATAAACTCATCACGATTTACTGGAGAAAACAAAAATGCCATATTTAATTCTCAATGCATAATCATACCAGGCCATTCAATTTCATGTTCCTCACCAATAACCTGATTAAATCTGATTATTAGACCATTAATCACTACAGCATAACCAATATCACCAATAGGTGCTATATTGGTACCATCTTCAGCAAAATGATCTAATGGTGCAAGTATTTTATAGGGTTCATCATTTATTAGCCAGTATTGTTCACCTCTAAATATTACCTTTTTAAGATTATCAGCCATTTTTACCCCTTTGCATCTTTCTGACCATTTTCATTACTTTACTTCGATTTTCTGGTCTCTGCATCCAATGGGTACCATTATAACTTCGGCCTCTTAATCTATTAGATGTTTTGATAATGGCTTTTGATTTTTTAACATTCTCACCTAGAATTGAAACAAGATATTCCCGTTCCCTATTTAATTCTTCTAACCTTTTTGTTGCGCCGATTTTTAGAATTTCGTCTTTGATTTCTTGTTGTGACTTCATCATATCCTACCTGTGGATGAATGTTAAGTTGTTTACAAAGTAACGTAGCTATCACGTATGACCTACTAGCATCGTTAATTGCGGCAATACGTCTTACTCTTTCATCTATAACTTCAAGTAAGGCACTATATGACCTTAAACGTGGCTTATCACTTTTAGGTTGAATGATCATAATTAACAACCCTTACACAATTTCCAACCTTTATCATATACCCAATGATGAGAATATATCTTATCTTTTGTTGTAAGTAGGACGAGAAAGCTGTTTCTCAATACGATTGTATGCATTTCGAACTTTATCTTCTTCTGATATTTCTTGTATTGCTTTCTTATCGCTGGTGGTAATATATCGTTGGAGTTCATCAACTAAATTCCTAACTGTATAATCTTCAATCCACTGGTTTTTAAGAAAATCATACAGTGCTATTGCTTGTAGACGGTTTATCGTTAACATGAAATTCTATCCATTCTGTCTTACAATAGCAATAGCAGTGATTATGTCCAATTTCTTTTTTGGCATATTCACAATTGAATATTGGATTTCTCCTGCTACAAAATGCTACTTGTATAGGAACTTTATTACACGTTGGACAGCGGCTTTCTTTCATGTATTACCTCAAATCTTACCTCAACAATTTTCATGTTACAATTAACAGGCTGGGTATCAATGAAATTCTGCGCATCTCTCTTAAAATCAAACCAAAAAATATGCGATGGATTATTTGTTTTTATAGGATAAGGTGCAATAGGAAAACTCCTCTTAATTTGCACAGGTATATCATCCCATAAAATTACATATTTATTTGGTAACATAAGTTATTCCTCAAAAAACGGTGATACTTTACTTTCTTTTGGTTTAACAATGCTATATGTTACACTTTTGATTGGATAAACTTTATAGCCATAATAAACATCATCTTCAACAGCAGTTTTTATTACCTCTGCTATTCCTTCTTCACTATAACCCTCTTTAAGATGGATTCTTAATTCAATCATCTTCTTCCCCCATCTTACGATATGATACTTGTCTACCTCTTTTTTGACCCTCATCATATCCTGATATGAAACCTATTGCATAGGAACTCAATATCACTACTATTATAGTTAATACGAATAATAATAATGCCATTTATTTCCTATTTTTCTTTCTCCAACGTTCTACTGTCTTATCACCAAGTTCTTTAATAATACTATTCTGATTCCACTGGATACGTTCACCTTTATTCATTGCTGCGTGGAATCTAATACGTTTACCTTCTACAATATCATCCAAATCTTCATCACATGTCCCATCCGCTTGAACATATGTCATATTTACTGACGTAGATTTTTGTCCAATACGAATCATTCTACCTTCAGGTTGTTCCTCATTCATTGGATTCCATTGACGTTCATGCATAATACCATCGCTGCATGTCTGTAAATTTAATCCCTCACCCGCTGCTAATGTAGATAGAATACCTACTCGTGTATTAGGATCGTTATTGAATTGTTCTTGCATTTCAAAACGTTCCTGTGGACTCATTGCAGAAGTTAATTTTACTACTTTATAATCATTCTCCATTGCATGTTGTGACATTTGATCATATATAGATTGTCCAACCGCAATATGATGCACAAAAATTAATAGTTTTCTTTCTGTATTTTCTATAAACTCTTGTGCAAACTCTATAGTTCCCGGTATCTTAGCAATTCCGATTAATTGCCGCATCGTATTCAATGCAGCCATAACAGAACCACCCGCAGCAAAACTATCTTCTTCACCACCTACTACAAGTTGATTCCAAATCTTTACAAACTTATCAACTTCCTCATCGTACGCTTCCATTACCTCTTTAGGCATTTGGACGTTTAATTTCGTACGATTTACAATAGGTAGTTCTTTCATAACCTCTTGTCTTTCACGCCGAATAAATACATCAGCACAGTATTCACGGAATCCCTTAACTAATCCACCTTCCTTTAACTTATTACCATGCCAATAGTATTCTACCCAACGTTTCTTAAACCCTTCAAATGAATGAAACTTAATATCATTGATTAGGTTACATGCAACATATGATTCACTACCACGATTTTTCCAATGTGAACCGCTTAGTGGAATAATACGAGTAATGTTACCTTTCTTAATAAAACTTCTAATCTCTTGTGTCCGTGTTGAATCAGGATTCTTAATATGCTGAACCTCATCTAATACCACACACTTAATGATACCTGCTAACTTATCTAAATTAGCCTGACTCATTCTACGGAATAAATCGTAGCTAATGATATATGCCCTGAATCCCGGAAAAATAAAATCTTTACTTGACTTGAATATATAAGGTATGAAATTCTCTTTAGTATGCTGATTCGGTCCTAATACACGTACAATTTCTTTAGCTGCCTGAAATATTAATCCTGCTTTACATACATATAGAAACGGCCATGCTTCAGGATGGAATTTAAGATAACCTGTACCCTGTAATGTCTTACCTAATCCCATCTCATCGAATACACCAAATCTACCATCATATTTCTCAATTGCACGCATACCTTCAATTTGAAAACCATATGGTCGTTTAGCATGGCATAACTGACATACTGTTTTATCCCATACATGCACGCAATCAGGCTTACCATCAAATATGATAGTTTCGAATGGTGTCCCCTTAGGTAAAGCCTTTACAAGTAAATGTCCACATTCAAGAGTAAGGAATTTCTTATCATTAGATTCAAATGATGATTTCTCTTTAGCTACTTTACCACAAATTGGACATTTCTCTTGTAATCTAGTTACACGATAACTAACCTTCTGTACAGTTTCCTCAACTTCTTTAGGAACTAAAATTGTTTTCTTAACAACTTCTTCCTCAACTACCATTTCTACAACTTTATTACTACGAATAGCTTCAATAACTCTTGGATCTAATGCTAATGTACACGTAGCTTCAGGACGCGCACCAACTTCTACAGCTTTAGCCATCCATACAGCATCATGATTATGACCCGGAGTTAATGCATGAGCTATTTCATGTAGAAACGTATCCTTTATTTCATTGTCTGGATGCAAATCCAAATGATGAATATTAACAAGAATAGTCCTATCACCATACATACACTTTCCAACGAATCTGCCCTGCGCTTCATTGATTGCATGTATCTTCCAATCTTTTAGATTGTGCTCATCCATTAATTGACGAGCTAAACGTGTAGCTTCATCTCGTCTCATGATGATTTTTTCCTATCAGAATCGGCAATTAATGGGTCAGATAATGCACGTGTACCCTCTGCTAATTCTGTAAATTGCTTAGCACGACTATTACGTACAACTTCTTTCATACGCGCAATAGCTTGCTCAATAGTCATTGCACCATGCTTTTCTACATATTCAATATATGCTGTATGATGCACTGACTTTACTTCACCATTATTCCACCAATCAGGATGCTCAACAAATGATTTCTTATTAACTTCATCAAGCAACGCTAACTTTTTACCGAAAACTGCCTGAGCCATAACCTGTAAAGACTTATCTTCTTTACTTAACCGTGGCCCCTTAGCTTTAGTAACCTTAGGTTCTAATGGTGAATACTCTATATTCTGTATCTTAAGAGATTCACGTTCCTCTTTACGTAACTGCGATGATAACTGATGTAAATGAACTAAGTTAGCATTCTCACGTACAGCCATCTCAAATAAAAGATTCTTGTATTTCTCAATACGATCCTTTAATTTAATAGCTCTTTCGTAGACTGTACCACTAATCAATGCTATATCTTGTGCCTCAGCATTGAAATATTCTTCACGCTTAGTTACATCAGCGGATTTTATTTCTTTCCAAACTGTATGAACTTTTTCAGTATCTGATTTAGTAGGTTCGGCGGGCTTTTCAGGAATGATAGAGCTTTCCCGTTTGTGGCATAGTGGACAAAGATAATCAAATCGCTTGAAAGATTTAGCTTTATCTTTATCAATTGGTAAATGGCAGGATTCACATTCAACTTTTTCGTTGCTCATAACTTATTCCCCGCTGCAACATTATGTTTAGGACACAGAATCACTACCATATCACCTATAATATGATAGCGTAAACCTACAGTCTCATTACATAAACGGCATGTAACTGGCTTACGCTTAGTGCGTTTAGCTTTCTTTTCTAACTCACGCTTTACCAGATGGCCTATCATTTTCCTTTTATCCTAAATAATTTAACAGGCCGCTCATGATTCAGAATCAGCATTCCTTATTAAAGAATACGGCGCTTAATCCTGTCTATCTAGTGTAGAATTTCAAATATTAGGTTAACTAGAATACCCTAATACTTTTCAATCATGAGTAGCCTGTTAAACTATTTTTTATCATTTTTCTTATTTTTAGATCTACGAATTATTGGATAATAATATGTGACTTCAACATATGTTTTCTGTACTACCTTGAAATCACCTGCTTCATGTCCATCTACAAATGAACCTACATCTGTTGGACACATTCTTAATTGAACATCAAGAGTTTCGTCAAAACCCTCTAATGCTTGCTTTAAGTCTTTTAGTTTGGTCATAATTTCTTTTTTGGTCTACCACCACGTTTACCATTTTTACGTGCTGCTTCAGCTTTACGAGCACTAGTAGCTGAACCTGCATTAGCCGCATGCATTTTATATATTTTCTTTACTAATTCAGCTAAACATATAGGACAGGTTCTAACATGCTCAGTAATTTCATCACAAGTCATAACATTAAATCCTCTAGTAAGTGTTCAATGGTATGCTGCGAGGCTGAGAATATTACCACAACACTTACTGCAAGATTTAAGGTTCTTACGACTAATTTCTCATATCCTATCCTTATTATAATGTGTAACCGCGGGATGCCTAATATGATGATTAACTAGTCTGTTTCCTTATTACTACATTGGCTTGTAGCGGAATGTCATGCTAGACATTCAGGATGTTAAAGCTAGTATCAAATCATATTAGGCATCTAAAACTATTTAATTATGATACCTTTGATGCATCATAACCAACAGTCTTAAACATTTCAATCATATCCTTTCTATCCTCAGGAGTTAATTGCTTAACCTCAGTAGCAAATTCCTGCAACGTCTGACCTTGCTTCATACCGAAAAAATCGCGGCAGGCCATGATAAACGTAACTTGCTTCAATATTTGTTCACTCATTATCTATATCCTCTAAACCTTTCTGGTAAAGCCTCATCCCTCAAAAATGCATTATCCGCTTCGCTAAAGAAAATTATTTCCTCAGCAAACTTATCAATTATTTCCTTATACTTTTTAGCATCAGCTAAGTATTTCGCACCTCTTTCATTATCTCCACAATATTCCGCTGAAACTAAACAATCATTATACCATGTATGATAATATTTAGCCAATGCTTTTCTGAATTCCATAACAACTAATACCTAAATAGCTGAACAATGCTTAGCTTTATTGTTCGCCCATATTACCTTATCATATTTGTGATTATCAGTTCTTTCTAGAATAATAGCATCGCACCCTGTTGGTTTATGATGTTCAAGTGATAATGGGAATACCTCATTAACACTGCGTAATCTAATAGATTTTAATTCATGAGCTGTATCAGCATTGATTACTTGCCAGAATGTTAGATTATAAGCCATGAATCCTCAGCAGACTGTAAAATTATTGTGTGATATTACACCGTATTGACATCTGTGTTATTCTGTGGTATACTTGTTGAAGCCTGATAAATAATTGTGCAGGCTGTTTTAACTGATAATCCTAACATTACAATTGCATCAACTAACGCAAGTATTTTACGCTGACTTTCAGGTGACTGGGCATCATACCATGCTTCCCACGTTTCGAGAGTTAATTCGATTTTGTCCATGTTATATACTCTAATCCAATGAATAACGTGTTGAATGAGATACCCCATCTATGATGGTATACGTCAATATCATCTCTATCATTATCCCATTCATAACCTTTAATTTGCATAGGTAGATAGATACTATTGAAATGTAATCTAATTCGCATGATATAATTTTTTAATTAGACCGCATATATCACAAACTTTCCATATACTTCCATCTAACCTATACCACTTAGAAAATATATGTTTATGCATTGCATTACTCATGAAAGAATGGTGCGGCCCACTAATGATTGACGGAATAATAAGTGAACCGCACCATATTATGAACTATATTAAAGAATTGAGTAATTCTGCTGAAATGGCAATGTGTGACCTACAACCTTTAGTGAACCGCCATTGTAAATGAGTAAATCCTGGAACTTAATTCGTGCTGTCTTTAATGAATATGCCAATGAAAGATATTGACGCTTTCCATCATTACTGTAATAGCCATACAACGTTTGAGATTTCATAAGATTTCCTCAAGGCGATTACTACATGATTACGATATCTTCCGGGCATCTTCCGGGCACGTTCCCGACCTTCAGGACGCCCCTAAGTCGCTGACCTGACTGGACTTAGCGCCCGACCTCACATACACCAGTATAGCACGTCCAGCCCTTTCTGTCAAGTGTAAAGGTTACATGGTGTTGGTAATTATGAAATTAATGAATGTAAATTAAAAAAAAAAAAAATAATAAAGAAAATACACTCCCCACACAACTATGTAAATGATACACGGCTAGGATAGGGTGCCGGGTGCCTAAGGGAGTAAGTGTACCAAACTGGTAAGTGACTGACTGACCTT